AAGACAGCGCCTTGGTTATCGTTGCGTCAACCTTTGACGGGGATATAAAACCAGTGATGCGCGCAAACCCGCCATTGATGGACACCACCCCGCCAACATCATCAGCGCGGAACGTATTGAATGAAGTGCCTGACGCTGTTGATTTTGCCAAGCTGCCATGCGATCCCGCCGTGCCAGCAGAATCAATCAATCCAACCCTGTAAACCACGTTGGCATGATTTACTGCGCCATTTTTATTCCCGACAATATAGCGCTTGGAAATATACATTTGTGTATTTGATACGACGTGCTTTACTTTATAAACGCCGTTTATATCGTCAACGCCATCAAGATCAGTGAAGCCCGAAATGATTACACTATTGCCTGCAACATATGTCGCAGCTGCGTGCGTGACAAGCACGTAGGCATAGAGCAGCACCCCGTCCCAATAATACAGCCCGCCAGCTTCAGGAAGATCAGAAGCCAGATACCCAACCGTCGGGAAGCTGGCAAATGGTGCAATCTCATATTTCGATATTGCATACGATGTGCCAGCCGTGCCAGCGCCGCCAGCTGTCAGCGTGATAGATGCCCCGACAGGGTTTGCTGCCGACGGTTTGAGTGATGCCCTGGGCGATCCTTGAATGGTCCACCTGCCAGGCAGATACTCCATCGGACCAGATATGCCGCCGGCCACGTTTACAACCTTGGCCTCGATGTTGCTCGCGTCAACAATTTTCGTGACCGTTACAACAAGGCCGCCACCGAAATCAATGTATCTCCCAATATCTGCCGTGATGAAATCGCCAGAGTCTTCTTCCGTGCTGTCTATGTAATACGAGTACACCGTTACAGTGTTGCCGACTGCGATAGCTTCGCCCGGTGTCGGGTCGGTATCAACGCGTGCGTAGTAATCCGGCTTATAGCCAGACTCCCCAACAGGCACAGACACAAACGGAATGGTGGACAGCTGCCAGCTGTCATGCCCGAATCTTTGCAGCCTGTACGGCTCCACATCCTGATGCACAATGATCAGCGTGTCAGACTTCTGTGCAAAATTGAGGCCATCGAGCTGGTCTTCTGTGTATGGCGTTTCGACTTCATAAGCGGAGCCGCCATCCATGACAATTTCGTTGTCATGAAAGAATCTTATTTTTCTGTCGCAAAACTCCAGCACATAGGACTGGCTTCGATTGAACACAAACGCCACAAGCCTCGACTTGCCCGCAGCGCCATAAGCGGAAGAGCACACATACCTTGTGCCCGGCCTTGTAATTGCGCCGCCCTGGACAAGCGGAATGACGTTTTCAAGAACAGCCGCCCCGTTTGCATACTTGGCTATATCGACGCGACCATACAGCTTGGGCGACAGCTCGCCAGCTGTAAAGTTTGTCTGGTTATGCGTGACCTTTGGCATTACAGCCTTGACCGTCTGGCTGCAAGCAAGCGGAAATCGCCAAGCGTTTCCGATGGATCGTCTTGACCGTCTTCTGCCCTGGCGCGCTTCAGTGTCATCTGCAGCTTTTGCGCCATGTTGGCTTGCATTGATGCCGATGACGTTATGGCATAAGACAAGCGCTCTGCCATTGCAATGGTCATTGCTTCAACCAGCGATGTATCCCATGTGCTGACATCTTCATTGCGGAACACATAGCGCAGCAGCAGCGAGCTTTCATTGCAGAGGATTTTTCTGCCTTCTGTTTTGAAATCTACCTCGCCGCCATACTCCCCAACCGACAGCGTTTTAAGCCAGTCAGATGGCAGGTTGTAGCTGTAGCTGTAATCGTAAAGAGGCGCATCAGCATTTGGCGCAATCTGCTTGCGCTTGATGCAGCAATTCCACGGGTGCGACCGCAGCAGCGTGTCGCGCACATCCGGGTACAAATTGGCGCAGGCAACACCACGATCTGTTGTGTCTGCCATTGTGTTGATGGTCTTTGCACCAAGCATCAGTAATGCATTGCTGCAGATTGAAACTTGAGAAGCCATCACTCACCCCGTAAATTAGAAAAAAGGGGAGGCGTTGCCGACTCCCCTCTTGTACAGCCTTTCAAATATCAGTCGAGAACGTACGCAATTTTCAGCGTCAGTACCTGACCGATAGGGATTGCAGCGCCTGCAACGGTAGAAATCAGCGTGCAGTTGTTGGTAGCTGCAGTGCTGTCGTCGCTGGTTTCAAACTGCGCACCAGAAGCAGACTGCGCTTCAGGCACAGCGGAGCCAGCTGAAGCAACAGAAGTTGCAGCCAGGTGACGGGCAGCAGATGCGGCATCGCCAAGGTTCAGCGTTGAAGATGCAGTGCCGGCAGAAAAAAACAGTTTGCTCAAATGACCAAGGACGCGAGCGCCTTTGGGCAATGAACCCCATGTAATTGTCTCGCCGATAGCTACAGCTACCGCTGGCGTTACAGTCGCTTCAAACAACCGGACGCGGCCATGTGAGCGATTTACTTTTGACTTAACAGGCGGTGTTGCCACCGCGTTGCTTTGCAGATCAGCATTTACAGATGCCATGTCATTTCTCCAGAAAAATAATGGCGAGCCTGTTACAGCCCGCCGTTTTCATTACGCCGCGCAGGCAATTTCCACAACGCCTTCGTCTTCAAGGCGTGCAGCACCAATGGCCATGCGGGCATAAACCTGCACGGAGTTGTTTTTATCTGGACGCGGATCAATTGAAGTGTGGATGTCTTTGCCGACACCGAAAGCTACACAGCTTTTTGCCCATGCAAGCGCATAGCCAGTAGTTGCTATGCCGTCTTTGTAGACACCTTCGTAACGGACAAACTTGAAGCCCAGGAATGTGTCGACCTGACCCTGCACCAGCGCTTTCACGGTGTTGTAGTCAGCAGAACGGATCTCGGTAGTGCCAAGCAAGCTGGTCAACATCTTCGCGTTTACAACAATAACGCGTGAAGCTGTTGCGCCTTGACCGTCAGCAGCCATTGCCTGATCGTCGTCAACTTCTGCTGCGTCAAGCATTTCCTTGGTTGTCAACAGTTTTGCGATGGTCAGGTTGGTGCTGCCGTGGGCAATCTTCTGGCCGGATGGCAGAACCTGCGTGCTTGTGCCGGTGCGTGCTGTGCCACGGGCGGCTGCATAAATCACGCCGTCTTTTTGGCGGTTCAGTGCAGCAGCGGCTGCGGCAACATACGGTGAAGTCGGATCACCCAGCATGCGGATCTTGTCCATCTCATCAACAAGCTCTGCCCAGGCTTTATCTTGAAGATCAATCCAGCGGCGAGTGTGAGGGATGTCAACGTGACGGGTGTCAGCGTGGCGGCTTGCCAAATCATATGCTTCTGCTTTGCCGATACGCTCAACAGATTTTGAAGCGCCGACAATGCCGGACTCCATTTGGCACCATGGGGCAAGGCGCGACTGACGTTGCTGTGACAGCATGCGGAAGTTTGCTCCGTACTGCTGCACCATTGCTTCTGTAATTGTGCTGCTCATAAAATGAGACTCCTGAAATTAGGTTATTGGTTCGCCTTTTTTCAGGGTGTCCATTTCTGGGCCTGTAATTTTTACGCTGCAATCTGTGCGGCTACACACAGGGCAAGCGAGCTTTTCGGTTATCTGATCGCCACATCAGGCCGCTGTCACAATAGTGCGACAAGCTCGCTGTCAATTTCCTGTCATTTTTGCTGTGGGTACTTCTCCGCGTAGTATTTTGCGACACGCGCCTTTGTTGCTGTGTGGTCCGGGTGATCTTCGCGCCAGTAGGCCTCTGATTTTTGCAGCGCCTCAATATCAATCATGCCACCAGACTGTACTGCACCAGGCGACTTGCCTTCCTCAAGCTCTGGACCAATTGCCGCAAGCAACTTGATGGCCTTTGCGTTATTGCCAATGGCCTTGATTATTTCGCTGGCCTCTTCACGCGATGCAGCGTATGCATTGACAACACGCAGCGCATTGCTTGTGTTTACCTTGAACTCGTTATCTGTCGGCCACATTTCTTTCAGCTGCGCCGTGCAATCCGCAGAGGTTTGCTGCGCCTCTGCTTTCATCAGCTCGGCAGCACGCGGCAGAAACTCATTGACAGCAAGGGAGAATTGCTTGTTTGTGAATCCCTCGGCATGCGCCTTGGCTGCAAAATCTTTATACAGCTCATCGCTTTTCAGCTCGTCAACGTCAAAGCCTTCAATGGTCAGCTCTGGCGCATACTCTTCTGCTGTTTTTGGTGGGATGTCACCAGCACCAAGGCGCTTCTCTAGCGCCCGGTAAGCGTCAGCCTGCTTTCTTGCTGATGCCTCGATGTCAACCGTGCCGTCTTCCTTTTTGACGACGTGCTTTTCTGGCAACCAGCTGTCCGGGCTTGCGTCAGGCGATGGATCCGCGCCTTGTCCACCAGTTGCCACTACCTCTAATGCGGTAGCCTCTGCTGCTGCCGCCGCCGTCGCCGTCGCCTCTGCCGCCGCTGCTGCCTGGCCGTCATCAATACCTGCTGCTTCACTCATCTATTTGTACCCCGTTGGCTTGGTTAATTTTTTTAATAATGAACTCGACAACATTGCGCTCGCCGCAATTGACCAGCGTCTGCCTTTCAGCTGCCCGGCCGCCCTTCACATAACAGTCTTTGGCATACACACGGCAAAGCTCTTCCAGGATCAGCTGGCCGTCTTTGTTGCCCTCGAAGATTCTTGAGTATGTTGACGGGTCAACGGGTCCTGTCATGCAGCCCCGGCTTGTGACATTTGCGTAACGATATTTGGTGCAGCACGCGTCGCCATGTCAGCCATGGCTTGCTGCTGCGCTGATGCAGCCATTGCCTGCTGCTCTTGTGCTACCGCTTCCTCGTAATCTGGTTGCGTGCGCAAACACTCAGGAGGAACACCACCGGCCTCCGCTAAAATCCTCGCGGTTGCTGGTGCGTCAATAATCTTGACCACGTTTCTGTCAACATTGCCCAGCATTGTTATCTGCTGAACGACGCGCTCAATGGCTACAACGTGCTCTTGCTTCGCAGCCCTTGCCAGCGGGGAGATATACCGCACTGAAAATGATTTACCACCAAGGGACCCTGGCGGCTGCGTCAATGCGCCAGCCCTGAACGCCAGGCCAAAGCAGCGGACAATCATTGGCTGCAAATACTCAGCTTGCAGCCTTCCATAGATTGGGCCAAGCAGCTGCCTGATCAGGTTGACCTGCACCATTACTTCAGTGGCAGAGCGAACCGGACCACCTTGCGGCTGCAGCTGGTCAGCCATCAGGATCTTGCGGATAGCTGCTTGCGCGTTTTGTATTTCTTGCTGCGCCAGCTGCCAGTTACCGCCTGGAGTCAGCGGCTTGATGCTGTCAACAGAATTGGCAATTATTATTTTTCTTGGACCAATCTTGAACGTGCGCGGGTTGATAACGCCATCGTCTTCCGCTATCCACATGCCAGCGATAGTCATTTCAGCACTCGCCAGATGCATGCGCTTAATATCGTTTAGCATGTTTGAATCAGGCATTGCTTCAGACAGCGGACCAATGCCAAGGCATGAATCCGGGATCTTGAACCAGCGCGGAGACACAACAGGAAACTCGTGGAATCCTGATTCCTTCACAGTATTTTTTGTGTCGTGCTCGATAATAACCTGACGGAAAGGCAGATTCTTGGCAAGTTTCGCACCAACCATGTGCATCTTGCGCGGCTCTATCAGCATCAGGAACTTGACGCGGGTATCTGGCGCAGTGTCCACCAGCTTCTGCGTTTTATCGCTGAGCTTATCAAGCCCGAACTCATTTGCGGCCTGCTCTGCGCTCAACTCATATTCACGAAATACGGTATCTATCTGCCCATCTGCACGCGTTGATGACGTGAAAACACTGGCAAGCGGCCACTGCTCGAAAACAATGCCGCCACGCTTCCTGTCTTCGTCGATGAACATGCAGAACCAGCCAGCGCACACCATATCAATGATGGATTCAAAGCCTTCTGCGTCAAAGTTGCCGCCATGGATATTCTCAAAGATGCACTGCGCGGCAGCATCAAGCCAACGCTTTTCATCTTCCGTTTGTTTATTGCCGACAGACAGCTGGAACCAGCGAGAATTGGCGGGGGTCATCCCTGACATAATGGATGAAGCCAGAACCCTCACAGATTCCGTCGTCACGCCGTCCATTATTTGGCTTTGCTTGTCCTGTGAGGATTCCGCAGTGAGCGTCGATCCGGCAAAGCCTTTGCCGCGCAGCGGGTAACTGGCGTTGAAGCAGTCGAGCCAGATTTTTTCTACCGGCTCCCTGATCTGCTTAACAGCCTGGAACCGTTTAATGATGCGCGCTGCTTCGCTCATCAGTCGCCCAGCGCTTTTTTGCCTACACTTTCAAGCGCGGTGTCGTACCCCATGCCGCCATTGGTTTCCATTTTCTGCCCGGCCTGCCTGCGCTTGATGGCAGCGGTCTCTTTGTTTGCCTTCTTTGCGGCAATGGCAGCAGATTGCTGTGCTTCTGCCACAGGGTCGCGGCGCACAACATCAGGTGTCTTTGGTGATCCGCTACACATTAGCGTCAGCCCCGCCGTTAGGGAGCAGCCAGCCTTGCTTTGTGAGAACGCGCTCAGTCAGTTTTGAAGCGTCAATGCTGGCAGCGTCAGGCAGCCCGCCATCAACTTCCACATGCTCGGCATCAGCAACCATAACGTCAGCCTTTGCGGCCTCTGTTGTTTCGCCTGGCACTTGAGTCTTGCAGGGTTTCTTTGGAGCAACCATAACGTCAGCCTTTGGCAGTTAATAGAAAACAGGACAATGTGGATTGTGCATTGCCAGTGCTGTCAATTTCCTGTCATTTTCTTTTTTGTTGGCGGCTCGGTTTTCCCGGTTACAGTGCGCCATATTTTCAGCACCGCCTCGCCAACGTAATGCCTTGGCTCTGTGCCATGCGATTGCATGTTGATGATCGTCGATCTGGAAACGTCGGCGCGCGCCGCTACCATTTCATGATGGACACCGTGCCGCTGAAGGTCTGTGATTATGTAAAACCAGTCTATAGTTTCCACTTGCTTCCATCCCCACGAATGGTTAAACGCGCGCGCGCGAGGCCGCGATTAAATTGCCCGGCCTTTTACAGCCGGGACTAGCCTTAGCGCGGCTTCCTCGGACAAAGCTGCTGTGTAAGGGTTGTTGCTGTCACAGCACTTTCTCTGCTGGTGTTACTAGCCACCGCCAGCTGGGCTGCTCTGATCACGCCAAATACTCCTGAATTGTTTGCTTTGCTGCCTGCCAGCCATAGCAAAGCTGTGCCGCATAACCGACTTGCGCCATGCGATCTAGCCACTCCAGCTGCAGGGCTGTTGGTTTGCCTGCCTTGCTTGTTGGTGTTGCTGGTGCCTTCAACTCTATCCAGAGGCCGCAGAATCCGTTTGCTGGTAACGCAAGGAGCAAATCAGATACCCCAGCCTTCACGCCTTGAGCCTTGAGTCTTTCCGCTTCCTTTGGATTGCGGTTGCCTCCGTTAGGTATGGCAACAAGAAAGTCAGACACCAGCACACCGCGCAGCCTGGCTACCCGTGCCCACTGCATCAGCGCCTTCTGGTGGTCATCTTCAAGATGCCTCACAATCGCCCCCTATAAACCTCTGGCGCTCCGCATCCCGCATCATCCGGCCATGCTGCTGGACAGGCTGCTTATCCATTTCGATCCGCACCTTCCGCAGTGCTTCCCAAAAGTCATCGGTCTGCTTTTGCGCCTGTGTGGCAGTAAATGGCTCCTGGTCTTTCACGCACACCCCCGCACCAGCCCGATAATGCACAGCAAGGCCAGCACCAGAATGGAGAAAATCACCCTGCCCACGTCCGCATCGCCTTCGTCAATGTTGATGTTCTTTGTGGCGGGCTTCATCTGATCCACCAGGCCAGAGCAACACACACAATCACAAGGCCAGCTGCGGCCATGACGCTAACTTCCAGCGCCCTGTCCTTGCGGCTTGTCCTGCGTATGCCGTGCAGCTCCTGTAATCGGTAAAGCGCTTCCCTGCTTTCACGTTCTGCTTGGTTCATACCCTCACCCCTTTAACGATTAACAAGCCCTTTTGAACCCAGTGCATCTGTGTCTCAGCTAATGCCTGCAAGATGTGCTTGGCAGATAGCTCGCTGAAGCGTGGTCCGTCGATGAACGTGTGGCAGCAGCTACACGAAAACACAGCCATCTGATCTGGCGACTTCATGCCAACACCCTTCTGGCCGCATGGCAGATGTGCCAGCACGGTTGTTTCAGGGTTGAAATTGCAGATTCCAGGTATCCGCAGTGTGCAGTCCTGACCTCTGGCGCTTTCCCTTAGCTTGTGGCTGATGATTCTCAAGCCGCCTCCCTCTTCTCAATGCTCACCCTGTACTTCTCAATACTGCGCACTGCGTTATCCCGCTGCCTGAAGTACCGACTGATGCGGAATATGCCATCACGGACAAACCAGACGCTTTTGACTTCGCCCTGCTTGCTGACCCTGACTGCTCGGCTGTCGATCCAGATGCTCATGCTGCCATCCTCCAAAATGGGTCAGGGTCGCTGACGTAAATCCCGTTCTCGGCGGCTCGCATCTGGATAAATTCGTAAAACTTTGCGAAGTCCGGCTTTTTCAGAATGTCATTGCGCCCCAGCTCGTCCGTTGTTGTGGTGCGAACAGGACGCTTGTGCTTGGCTCCAAACACATCAATTTCTACCCAGCCGAAATACTCACCCAGCATGTATTCATGCAGATCGTTTTTAAGCATCCCGGTTTTTTCGCCAATCTGGATATACGCATGGCCGAACAGGGCGCGATTCTGCCTGCCTGATCTGGACTCCTTGAACGGATCAATGCGAATCTCCCACGGCTTATCAGCTGGCAGGTTGTTCAGAAAGCGCAGAAGGTTGCCCATGATGGTTTCGCGGGTGTTATCTGTCCGCAAGATAAACGCACTCATACGCCGCCCACAATCATGAAGCCGCCCAGCAACAGCAGGCCAATAAAGCAAAGCCCTGCGACAATTGCCGAGGCCAGATAGCCGGTGTCTGTGTAGTCTTTGTCATCGTTCATGCAAACAAACTCCTTTGCCCGTTGTTGGCTGGATGGTATAGCCAGTACACGCGGTTGCCTGTTACTGGGCATGGCATCTTGATCTGCGACTCAAATATCACTCTACGATTCAAGCGAGGCCGAACAAGGCCGGACACTGTGGATTCCATAATCCCCAACTCCTTCGCAATCTGTCGGCGTGTGCAGCCTTCCGGATGACTGAGGATGCAATCTACAATTGCATCGCCTGCCTGCATCAGCACAGGAAAATGATTTACGAAGGCTTCGATGCTGGTATCACGGACGGCTGTTAGCATGCTTGCTTCCCCTTCTGGTTTTTGAAGTGCGTTGGCCGTGCTGACTTTGTGCGCGGCGCAGTTGAGTAAGCCTTGAACAATCCATCCGGCAGCGCTGTCTTGCGCATCGTTTCAGCCCACGGAATACCGAGCTTGTCAGCGCCTACCCGTTCGCAAAACTCTTCATACGTGCCGTGGGTGTAGCCTGTTGCGATTTCTTCAGCGTTCAGCATTTCGCAGCCCTCTGCTTGTTGAGCCGCGCTTTCATGTCTTCAGCCTTGGCGGGATTTTTCCGCAGCCAGCTTTCAATTTCGGGCCGCTTCCAGTTCTTGAGCATGTGGCGCGCATAGCAATCCAGCAGGTGATCTTTTGTGCTGTTGCCTTGCAGTTCTGCTGGTGCGGAGTTCATGCTTTGCCGCCCCTGCTGTACGCTTTTCTGGATGCTTCGCTGTGCG